CTGTGGGTATGGCTGATCCCCGCTGCCGTCGAACCACTGAGAGATCCTGTCAGGCTGTGGCTGTGGCTGCTCCCCGCCCCGGTTGTGCCAGACGCGGTATCAGAAAAATCGTGGGTATGCTCGGCGTCATCTTGTTGCTCATCGGCAATGAGGGCCAACCAGCAGGCAACTTGGCTGCCAGAGTAGAAACCGTCTAGTAACCCTTGCTCCACGCTCACGTCACTCACTTGCGCAGTCCCTCCCAATCGCGCCACGCGCGCCTAGCCTCACGCCGCCGCCGTGTCTCCTCACTCTGTGCATATTTCAGCCAATAGCGATATTCTCGAGCTGCACGATACACCAGCATATCAAATTGTGTCAACAACATTGTTGTGATCCCCGCCGCTATCGCCTGCTCTGCCGCCAGCTCCTGGGTGGCCTTCCACCACACGAACAACACCAGCCCCTCCAGATGGCGGTCCGGCACGGTCAATACGTCATCATCGGCAGTGGGATAATCATGATCGGCCAGGTATCCCACCACGATGTCTTCACCAGTCGTCGGCTTCGAGCCTAACACCAACGTCTCCGGCGCATGGACGCCCCACACGTCGTAGTATGACCCGCCCCAAAAGTCGCTTACACCCTCCCTTTGGCCGGCGAGCCAGAAAAACCATCGGGTCTTCGCCGTCGGGATACTCCACACTGACAATGGATCTCGGATGTGTCAGCGACGACAATGAGTACTCCACCTGGTCAGTCACACAATTGATCGTCGCCGTCAGACGCCGAGAGAAAAACACGCTGTAATCACGGATCGCGTCACTGATCCACGCATTTATTGTCGCATCAGGCCACTGTGTCTCATCGGCCATCCGTTGACGCGCAATTGCCAACAATCCTGCTCTGGTCGTCACGCTCCACCCCCGTACCCCGGCGCCGGATCCGGCGCCGCCTCAATCTCGTCACCCGGCCCGCAAGTCCCCCACGGGCCGCTCTCAAAATCGGGGCAGTCCAATGGCACGCCGCCAGGCGAACCACACGCCCCCCAGGGCGCAGCCCCGCTCAGGTCAACACAAGCCCCCCAAATCTGTCCGTCAAAACTTGACGGAGACCCGGTCGGTCAAGGACCGGGGAAAGGCCAATCCTCTCAGGGGTCTTCTCCGTGCTCGGCCTCCATATGTGCGTCCAACTCGGCCTGACTACCAAATTCCGCACCACAAATCGGGCACACATACACCGGAGGGACAGGATCATGCTCCTCCAAAATATGCTGTTCCAACTCCTCCAGCGTTGCAAATGTCGCACCACAGATCGGACAGGTATACACAAGCGGAGGTGGAGGTGGAGGTGGGGGCGGCTCCGGGGTCAGGGGTCAGGGGTCAGGCTCCGGGGTCAAGGGTCAAGGTCAGGCTCCGGTATCCAACTCGGTCGTCAGGTAACACCTACAACCAGCGTGCAGGGGGGGGCAACACACCCCCCCAGGAAAACATCTCACCCACGGCGACCATGACATCATCCAGGGCGCGACATTCACTACATGCACCGCTGTCCTGCACATGCCAACGTTTGCCTCTCCCCATCTACAAGCCTATCTCGCTCCAACTAACCACCGATGAGCGGCCAGCGCCCATCCCACGCGCATCCTTCAGCCACTCGTAATAATCCAACCGCGCTTGCCGCATAAACCAGCCCAACCCGGTCGCCAATTGGACGCCGCCCCCATCCAATTCTTGCCGTGCTACTGTCATCGCCAACTCTTGCGCCGCTTTCCACCACACGAACAGCGCTAAGCCCTCCAGGTGCCGGTCCGGCACGGTCAATACGTCATCATCGGCGGTCAACTCGGTATGATCGGCCTCGTACACCAGACCAATGTCCTCACCCTCGTCAGGTTTCTGTGCAATGACCAGTGTCTCCGGGGCCACCGTGCCCCGCACATCATACCACGGCCCGCCCCAAAAGCAGACGTCCTTCTCGGCGCGCCGAGAAAGATACTCCGGAGGGTCCTCATCCTCCGGCCACTCTACGGACAGCACAGAGCGAATGCCTGTATAGCCACTCAGGGAATACTCCCGTTGATCCTCCACGGCGGTTATTGTGGCCGCCACCCGCCGCCGAAAGTACACTGAATAGTCACGGATCGCGTCATTGATCCAGTTATCCAGGGTTGAGTCCGGCCACTGTGTCTCATCGGCCATTCGCTCACGTATCACTATCATCACGCAGGTTTGCTCGTGTGGTCATCACTCTCCACGGCTACGCCGCTAACAATCTCCTCAAATGCGTCCTCACTGACGCGCTCTCCCGCAAATTTCAGCGTCAGGCGCACGGCCAGCCGCCGCAACGCCTCTGAATCACCTACCATGTCGCGCAATTCCTGACAATCGCCTCGGCCATGCTACGTGGCAGCCAATCGCCAGCGCATGATTGTCCGTCCGGTGACAATGTCAGGACAATCCAATCTCCACGTCTGCCACGCTCACCACCCGCCCACGCCGCAGGCCCAGGAGCACAGCTCTGTTCCACGCATGAACAGCCACATCAGCCAACATCCAGCCAAAGTATGCCTGACGACGACGCAAAAACCGCCGCCGTTGTTCACCCAACGTCTTGGCCGATGCTAGGTTGGCCGTCTCTGACTCGCCAACATCCAGCAGCGACAGCCCCGGCCCGCCCGCCACGATCATCCAGCGAATGGCCCGCCCGTCCGCCTCGGCGTCCTGCGCCCGCAAATTCGGCGTCACGGCCTCCCAGGTTTCCACATCACGCTCTTTGACCACCACTGACCCCGAAGCCGGCTCACCACGATATTGCTCCGCTTTCTCTTTGACCATGTGACCAGGCACAGACACGATCCACAAAAACGCCCGCACTGCGGCGTTCAGCCGCACACGATCCTCCAACCAGCCAGTGTAACGGCGCAGCCACTTGAGGACGGACGCCAGATCAGACGAACCGCGCAAGCAGCCAACCGGACGATTCACCGCGTAATGCAGCATAGCGGGCGGTACCCGCGCACCGTTAAACTCTGTCGGCAGCGCACGGGGATGACGCCAAATGATGTCATCCTCCCCAATCATGCCCGACGCCTCGTGGTATTGTGTCTCGGCCTCGTAATCGCCCTCACGCCAGTCTATGGCCCTTATCCGACTGGCAGGCACAGCGCGAACGAAGCTCATCCCGTCAACGTTCGTATGCAACGTCGGAAACAACTCCCCGCTGCGGCTCAACTCGTCACACCACGCCGCTTGACGCATCGTCATCCGATTCTCAGGGTGATCCATGAACTCACTCAGAAATGAGTCCAACGCGCGGTAGGTGGGAGCACGCAGGCGAATCCCATCCCCGCCTACGACGTAGGCCGTCACAATTGAAACAAGCCGTTTCGCCATCGGATTTGTACGCCAGAGCGACAACGCGTCCTTCAACTCATCGCGCTTTTCGCCCCACGGTCACGTCCAAGTCCGTCCCCGCGCGGCCAATAGCAGATAGGCCGTCCGCCGGCTTTCCAACGTCAACCGCCGTCACAGACGCCAACCCATGCGCGAAAACGACCCCACAACCGGCGTTGATCATCCCAAAATCCCCACGCAGAATCCTGCAAAAACAGAATGTATATAGAGAGTGTAATTAGTCCAAATGTTTTGTTTTTCTGCCGCTACTGCCGCTACTGCCGCTACTGCCGCTACCACTGATGACGGTCTAACTCACGAACACGGTCCGACGGCGCAATCACCACGGACGCCCCCGTCCCCGCCCGCTCCAGATACCGCACGGCATAGCGAAGCGCATCCATCCCGTGGTCATCCAACTTCACCGGCGCTTCCTTGTCAGGCCGGCCATCCATGCCCGGCGGGCCACACATTAACTGGTAATCTCCTCCTCAGTGCAGGTGGGCCGCTTTACTTTGCATCAACTCTGCGTCACGCTCCACCAGCGCGCCCCGGAGCACGAATAGGCCGGGGTTTGCCATCACCAGCGCGCTTCAATCGCTCCTGCACGGCCTGGACGCCTACCGTGATCTCCTTACGTGCAGCGACCGTCGAAATGCCACACTCTGCCAACGTCGCTCGACCCTCCGCATCCCCAATCCCCCCACGGTGGCCTCTATCCGCTCACCGTCAGAATACTCAGCAATCGTCCGCGCATGTTCACGCACCGTCCGCCGGGTCATGTAAACCTCACGGTACAGGTACATGCGCCCGTCCCCATCCACCGCCCACCACTGACAGCAGAACGGGTTGGTATACCCAAAGTCAATGGCGCGAAACCGCCGCCAGTCGTCGGGAATAGCAAAGGGGTCCAACAAGTGCACCGCCGGATCCCAGTCGTCGTACACCATGCCCTCGGCGGCCGCCCAAATGCCCTTGCGCAATCGCGCGTAGCGAACACCCGTCAGACGGTCCAGCTTCGCCAGGTAGTCCCGGCCCTCGCCCGTCCAAGCGCCAGCCTCGTCATCCCAGAGAACAGGATTGTCCCTCGTGGCGGCTCTCTATCATCGGCACGCCGCCTTCATCACACCGCTGCTTCAGCCAATGAGTCGGAGGCCCTGGGTTGCAGTCCCCGATCAATTGTTGGAACGGCACTCACGTTGTTCCGCATCCGCGTCAGTAGATACTCCCACTGTCTGACGCTGCCCTCCTCGGCCTGGTTGAAAAAGACCAAATCAAACTCAGCAGACAACACCTTGCCCGGCTTATCCAAGCCGGCCAGCGCAATAACAGAACCGTTGGGATAGTCTAAACTCTTGCCTCCCCAGTGCGGAACCGGATCGAATCATCCCAGTGAATAACGCGCTTCTGGTACGTCACCAGCACGGTTTGCGTCATCGAAAGCCGCGTCCTCCGCACAACCGCCGCCCGCACCCCAGGATACCGCCGAGCATAATAGTCCAGCTTCTCCAAGCCGGCGCGCGTCTTACCCGTGCCAGACGGCCCACTGATAACCACCTCGCTATCGTGATTGTAAAAGAGCTTCAAGGCGCCGCCCCTCGGACGGTACTCACAGCTTGCTTTCGTCAACACCACTGATCACCTTCACAACATACTCAATACCAGCCCCGCCTTCGCCGGTATGCTCAAGCCGTTGAGCGGGCCTACCGATCAGATAGTTAGACAACCATTGCCGCGCGCGCCAATCGCCCTCGGTCTTCGCAAGCTCGACCGCCTTATCCACAATCGCGCGCCAGTCCGAGACCTTGACCCGCGCCCGCAGCGACCGGAGGTATTTCTCCTCGACCGACCGCTTTGGCCGGCCCTGAGGATTCCCGCTCCGACCCTTGACAAACTGCCCCTTCGCATTCCGCTCCCCCACTTTCTCACCCTCACCCGCCTGCCTGCTAACCACCTGCTATCAGGGACTGTCAGCCCGCATCACCGCGCACACTCCAAACCATCAGGCATCAGTCACCTCACCATACTTTGCAGCAGGACAGACGCAATGCCGACCAGTCCCCGTCATCCCGCCAACCAATGCCACCCAGGTCTTCAAGCTGGCGATTGCATACTCGCACTTTCTAACTCGGCCATTCTGCGCCGACAACATCGTCTTGATCTCCTGCAGCGATTCATGCGTCCGCGCAGCCTCACCCTCAAACAGATTGGAGAAATTCTCACGCCACTGTTGCGTAGCCGGATCTATGCTCATACACACCTAACCTTGTCCCCTCGCTTCCCCGGGTGCTGCTCCCCTGAACAGCACCGAGGAAGGAAGAAATTTGCACACACGCGCTTGCT